GCCATTCTTTTTTACAGCCCCGGATTTGGCCCTCACGCAGCGTGACATGTGACCGTCCGTGACCGTTACCGCTCCGAGACATGTCACGCTCTGCAACTATCCCGGGGGTGACTGACCGTGACAGCTTCCGTCCCCGGCAACGTCGAACGGGCGGTCCGGGCCGAGCTCCGCGCCCTCAAGTGCTCCGTGCAGACGGACGGATCGGCGGCGCTGGCGGTTTCGCTGGCGCGGCAGATCGACGGCTCGCGCGGCGCGGTGGCGGCCGCGGCTGCTGCGGCTCAGCTGCGGCTGCTGCTGGCCGACCTGCGCGCGGCCGCGAAGGATGCCAGGCCGGAAAGGACCGCCGTCGATGCCCTCCGCGCTGATGAGCTCGCCGCGCGGCGTGCCGCTGCTGGGTGACCAGGAGCCGCGGGTCTGCTCGCTGCCCCCGTTCGACTCTGACACGTCGGGCCGGAACGCGGCGAAGCTGGCTGAGGTCGCTGGCCTGACCCTGGACCCGTGGCAGCGCCTGGTGCTCGAGCAGGGCCTGCGGCGCCGTGGCTCCAAGTGGGCCGCGTTCGAGGTGTGCATGATCGTGGCCAGGCAGAACGGGAAAGGCTCTTGCCTGGAGGCGCTGGAGCTGGCGGCGCTGTTCCTGTTTCCCGACGTGCGGCTGATCCTGCATTCGGCGCATCAGTTCAAGACGGCCGCTGAGGCGTTCCTGCGGATCCGGGCGCTGATCGAGGGGAATCCGCAGTTCGAGTCGCAGGTGTCGCGGATCCGCACGGCGGCGGGCGCTGAGGCGATTGAGCTGAAGGACGGGAAGCGGCTGCGTTTCGTGGCCCGCTCGTCCGGGTCGGGGCGCGGTTTCACGTCTGACCTGGTGATCCTCGATGAGGCGTACGAGCTGGGCGACCAGGAGATGGCGGCGCTGCTGCCGACGCTGTCGGCGAGGCCGGATCCGCAGGTGTGGTACACGTCGACGGCCGGCGGTCCTAGCTCTGTGCAGCTGGGCCGGGTGCGTGCCCGTGGCGTGGCGGGTGCCGATCAGTCGCTGGCGTTCATGGAGTGGTCGGCGGACGAGGACGCGCACGATCCGGCGGACCCGCGGGACTGGGCGCGGGCTAATCCGGGCCTGGGGATCCGCATCCCGGCGGATTACGTCGAGAAGGAGCTCGGGGCGCTGAGTCCGGAGGCGTTCGCGCGTGAGCGGCTGTCGATCGGTGATTACCCGGTCGAGGGCGGTTCGTGGGAGACGATCTCGGCGGGTGCGTGGGATGCGTGCGCGGCGCCGGGGGCGCGGCTGTGAGCGGGGAAGTCGTGTTCGCGTGCGAGATCAGCGAGGACCGGAAGCATGCGGCGATCGTGGCGGCCGGCCGGGAGCAGGACGGTACGCGTGTCGTCGTTGACCTGGTGTTTTATGAGCATCCGCGCGGCGCGGTGGCGAAGCTGACGGCACTCTGGGGGAAGCATGACCCGGTGGCGACGGTGGTTGACCCGCGGTCGCAGGCGGGGACGTTGCTGCATCCTCTGGCTGAGGCCGGGGTGCTGGTGACGGAGCCCGCGGCGGCTGACGTCGCGGTGGCGCACGGCGAGTTTCTTGACCTGGTGCGTGACGGGCTGCTGGCGCATCTGAGCCAGCCTCCGCTTACCGCGGCCGTCCAGGCGGCGCAGCAGCGGCCTTTGGCGGGTGCGCAAGCCTGGGAACGACGCCTCGTCGTCGATCAGAGCCCGCTCGTCGCGGCCACATTGGCCGCGTGGGCTTACCGCCGGTGGGAAGAACTGGCCACGCCCGGCGTCTGGGCGGTCTGAGGTTCGAGCATCAGCTAACTATCTGAATTCTTGATAGCACACACGTTCGGAGGGTTCATGCGGCTGTCTGTCGTTCTGCTGCTGCTGTCCCTCGCCGGGGTTGTGGGCGGCGCGGCCCTGATTGCCCCGTGGGCGGTCGGCCTGGCCATCGTCGCGGACAGCGTGGCGGTGGGCGTGTACGCGCTGCTGCGTGACGACGGGGGCCGTGCGGCGCCGTCTGTGCATGAGGTGCCGACGCTGGCGGCGGTCCTGGAACGGGCCCGCGCGTCGTGACGCGGCTTATCGACCGGCTGATCCGCCGTGGCGGCTACTGGGAGGGCATGGCCAGCGGTGCGGCTGTCTTGTCGAACTCCTACGCGTCGCCGGATCGTGAGCCGGTGCTGCCGCAGCTGGCGGCGTGGGCGCAGTCGGCGAACTCGTCGTCGTCGATCGTGGCGGCTGCGGCCCTGACGCGGATGGCGCTGTTCAGCGAGGCGACGTTCCAGTTCCAGGCCAAGGATGACAAGCACCTGTTCGGGAACACGTCCCTGGCGAAGCTCGAGGAGCCGTTCGGGCCGCATTCGACGACTGGTCACCTGCTGGCGCGGATGGAGCAGGACGCGTTCCTGACCGGGCAGGCGTACATCTGGGATGCGCCGGATGAGGGCAGGCTGGTCAGGCTGCGGCCGGACTGGGTGACGATCGTCTCGGAGCGTGTCTCTGTCGCTGGCGGCCCGGGATGGTACCGGCGTCCGGTCGGGTACTGGTGGGAGCCGCCCAAGGGGGTCCTGGACAAGAGCGAGGGGTTCCTGGTCCCGGCTGGGGAGTGCGTCCACTGGGTGCCGGTGGGGATGACGGATCCTTGCGCGGATTTCCGGGGGATGTCGCCGCTGACGTCGGCTTACCGGGACGTCCAGGGTGACGACGGCATGGCCCGGTACAAGATCCGGTACCTGACTAACAACGCGACCCCGAACATGGTCGTGAAGTACGCGCAGAAGATCCAGCCGGGGACCGTCGACAGCATCCGGGAGCGGGTTGAGGCGCGGTACGGCGGCCCGGATAACGCGGGGAAGACCCTGATCCTGGATCAGGGCGCTGACCTGGTGCTGGCGGGGAACTCGCTGCAGCAGATGGACTTTTCCAACGTGATGTCGGTGGGTGTCGAGCGGATCCTCGCGGCGTGCGCGGTTCCCGGGGTGCTGGTGGGCCTGGAGCCGCTGCGGGGCGCCGGCCGGGGTTTCCAGGAAAGCATGACGAAGTTCTCGAACCTGTGGGCGCGGCCGCAGTGGCGGTCGGTGTGCGGTGCCCTGGCGCAGCTGCTCGACGTGCCCGCGGGGAACCGGCTCTGGTACGACACGCAGGACATCGCGGCTCTGCAGGACGGCGAGATGGAACGCGGCCAGGCCGCCCTGGTCCGCATGCAGGCGCTGCTGGCGGCTGTCCAGGCTGGTTACACGCATGAGAGCGCTGTCGCGGCAGTCGATTCGATGGACTTGTCGCAGCTGCAGGCGGGCGGGGTGGGTACGCCGGGGAGTTCGCAGCCGGTGCAGCATCTGCTGCCGCAGCCGGGTCAGCCGGGGGCGACGGCGTCGCCGCTGCCGGCGACTATGCCGCGGCTGGGCGTGGGGTCGACGTCGCCGGGTGACGGCGGTAATAACACGCGGCCGACGCCGCGGCCCGCGAGCGCGCGCCGGGGGCTGAACGGAGGCGTTCGTGGCTGAGACGTGGGCGGCGGCCTGGATGGCGCAGTGGGCGGCCGGGGCGTCGCGGTTCAACCACGTGCACGCCGCGGCGGGCAGCGCCGCGGGCGGCCAGTTCGCCGCCAGTTCCGGCAGCGGCACCAAGGCGGCCGGCAGCAAGAGCGGCGCGGCGGCCGGGAAGAGCGCGGCGGGCGACCACGCGTCGCGGAAGGCGGCGCTGCTGGCCAGGGCGAAGGCCGACCGGGAGAAGGCGCACGAGCTGTCAGTGCAGCTGGAGGGGCTTCTCAAGCAGGAAGCGGCGGCGCATAAGGCGACGGCGAAGGCGGCTGCGACGGCGACGGCGGCTCATCACGCGGCCACGCAGAAACATCCGACGTCGGCGAAGGCGATGGTGGCGCATAAGCACGCTTCCGCGTCGCACCACGCGCATAAGAAGGCGTCTGCGCATCACGCGAGCCTGAAGCAGCGGATCAGCGCGATGCGGACGCAGATTCACGCGCTGCGGGAGCAGGCCGCGCAGCTGACCGCGCAGGCCGCCCGGCTGTGAGCGCCGAGGGCACGGAGCGGCTTCACCAGTACTGGGTCCACGGTGAGGGCGCCGCGCGGATTGGCTGGGGCACCCCGGGTGATTTCGACCGGTGCGTTCACCACCTCGGCAAGTACATCGCCGACGCAAAAGGCTATTGCGACCTGGCTCACCACGCGGCCACGGGCATGTGGCCCGCGCAGCACGCGGCAACGGAACACGCAGGAAGGGCGGACATGGCCACGACGACGAAGGCCCCC